TCTTCATCAGTTAATTCAGCTTCAAGCCAAAAGTTAGCATTATCAGCAGACTGAGCACCCGGAGGGTCTATCTCTACTTTAAAACCATTAGGAGCATTACCCGGTAACTTTGATGTATCTTCTACTTTCTTTTTAATTGCTATTACATTCTCTCCATCTTCACCATCATCTATTCTTATATCAAAAGTACCACTATCTTTTCTTGATATATAGATACAATTATCTATAAGAGTGAGATCATAAGTAGCTGTAATATCAGTACCAGAATAATTAGAACCATTGTCTGTACCACTACCACCTTGTAAAGCTGAATATAATTTTTCTGCAATTCGAGTTGTGACTGTAGTTATCTTTTGAGAAGCATCAGCCCCCGGTGCTGTCGTGTAATGAGCTTGCTCTACACCATCAAGAAAGACTTTAACTGTTTCGCTATAATTCATAAATTGAACATAGATAATAGCTTTCTCTTGTAAGGCAGTAGTCTTAGAAGAACTTGCAAGAACTTCTACTGAAGTGTTAATAACAAAAGTATAATCACCTATGGTTAAACACTTAAGATATTTACTTGCATTACCTGTTTGTAAATAAGTTGGAGGGCCAAAAGGGTATTCTACATTATGCTGTGTTCCATCGGGAGACCATATCCTGACTCCACCAAGAAAGTCAATAGAGATAAAATACTCTTCATCTCCTGTTCCTCTATCGTAATGATGCCATTTAGTTAATAAAGGATTAAGTAAAGGTAAACCAGTTAATTTACCTGTAGCTTCTGTACCGGGTCTTGTAATAAGTCCTCTTACAACATCAGGTAAAGTATTATCTGCAACTGAGCATTGACCTTGAAGTCTATTCTTCTCAGGTTGCTGAGATACACCTTGTATAGGTCTACCTTGATTTGAAGTTATATAACTCATAAAACCTCCTTAATAAGTATCTCTTCTTGGAAATACAGAAATACGAGGATAATTACTATTAGGCCCTGCGATGCGAGAAAAAGCAGATACTAACTCTGCATTATCTGTTAAAGCATTTCTCTTTCTATTCCTTGCATCTTCTCTTAATAGTCTCATCATAGACTGTTCTTCATCTTGCTGTTGAAATTTCCATCTGATTTGATCTACTTCTAAATCCTGTGCAAACTCTCTTCTTGCTCTATAGGTGATAGCAATAGAAGCAACAGAAGGTAAATTGTCAAAGTCTATTTCTAAGATATAGCATAAGTAAATATAACCTATAGAAGAACCCGGCTCTGAATAAACAATATCAGAAAGATCATAAGTATGATTAACAGTATCATAGAGTTTACCATCTCTGATTGTTAGATTATGGTTCCTTGAAGGTCCAATTGTTACAGCAGATAAAGCATTATTAGGTACAAGAACATAACCTGTTGTGATATCAGGTGTTACTTTCCACCCATATTCTTTATTGAACCACCAACCTCTTGATTGTATATCTTGAGATACGAGATCAATAACTTCACTTGCTGTAGATGTATCTAAATCTCCTGAGTCTTCAGTAGCAACAGGAGCAAGACCAATGCCTCTTAAGCAAGCGTTGATTGCATTTAGTTTAGTAAAGCTCATATTCTCTCCTTATTTCTTATTTCTTAAAAAAAAACCCACCCTCCTTGTATAATAAGAGGATGGGTATTTGTCTCACATGTTAGACAACCTTGACTTCTTCACCATACTATGATGGGAGAGGAAGTTATCAAGGGCTGTAAAGAACACAGAAGAGATTTACGATGCCAAGATCAACTCTTCTGGTATTGTTAATTAACTATAGGTTTTAGTAGCTTTAGACTTGCCTTTAGCTTTAGCTGTAACGATAGTGTTCTCAGCTACAGCATTAGAGTTTACAATAGCGATGTTATCATAACGATCAGGGATAGCACCTTCAGCAAACCAAGAGTCAATAAAGTAACCTTTGGTCTTCTTATCAAAGAAGATGTCACCTTGCAGAGAAATAGTACGACCAGTAAGCAGAGCATCAGGGCCATAGACAATAGCATTGGCTTTCTGCATAGCTGCACTAACATCATACCTATAACCATTATTTGAATTACTCAGCAGGTGATGATCTAAACCATCATGCGGGTTAATGATCATCTGAGTAAACTCAGTAGAACCCATAACAGGAAGGTTGTAACCTTTCAGAGTACCAGTAAGACCGCTGAAGTTGACAGGGCCTTCATTGCTTCCACTCTCAGTCTGAGCAATAAAGCCATAGTCTACCAACAGAGAGAATTCATTGATAGGTACAATACATTTCATACTAGCCAGAGGAGTCCTCTGTACAATCAAACCCATGATAGCAATTTCAATAGCAGATACAAGCTGATACGGGTCTTTCATCTGAGACAGGTCATCCTTAAGATCAACGTTGATAGCAACGCCATGACCAGATACCCTTGAAACACCACCAGTGATTGTTGATTCATAGGGATCAAAGGTTCCACCAGTAAGGCCACCAGCAAGCAACTGCTGAAGAACCATCTGGTCTTCCAGAGTCTTGAGTTTACCCATCTGATTCTTAGCCAGTTTAGACATAACTTCAAAGTCATTTTGGATATCATGCAGGGTATGGACAGTATTACGACCAAGAACGATAGTATCTACTACCAGAGCGTTCTTGCTAAACTCAGTGTCAGTAGCTTCAGGTTCCTGACCAGGAGTCAGAGTCTGAAGAGTAGTATCACCGATAGCTTTATTAGATACCATATTCGTACCTACAACTTCCTGTACGTCAAAACCAGAAAGAAGATTCTCACCTTCCAAATATTGCTGATGTACTACTCCATTAAACTTTTCAATAAGCAATGTAGTTACACCAGCAGACGAAGCAGCGCTATTAGGTACAGCAGGATTCGTCAGATTGTTATTAGTAGTTCCGGGCATTTCTTAGTCCTCCTTTATTTATATCATTATTATAAGAGCGCTCTATTATTTCTTATTCTTTCTTATTGTTTCTTGTTCTTTCTTGTTTTTCTTTCTTAGGTTCTTTAAGAAGTAAGAAGCAAGAGGCTATAACTACTGGTTATTTCTATAAGCTCTATAAGCTCTATTATCTATTAGGCAACTTAATTAATCACTTAGGATTGAGTTCCCTTTCTAATTAGACAACTTAATTATTTATTGAATAAAATAAGAAAGTTACAAGAAGGGAACTCTTGCATCGTTAGAATTCTTTTGGCGTTAAATCCCTTTAGCAATTCCAAGCTGTCTTCGTTTATCAAATAACTCTGGATTTTTCTTATATTCTCCTGTTACAAAGAGTTTCAAATAGTCCTCTTGAGAAAGTGGCCCTGTAGTGTCCTGTGTCTTCGTTGTAGAGCCTCCTTCTTCCAGATCAAGGTCATTAGTAGCAGGAGCGAGCGGAGCGCCAGAATCGGTAAATTTGCTCCATAGATCACGAATCATCAATTCTTGAAGTTTGATACTTCCATTTTTCATTACATGATTGAAATCTTCAATTTCTTCTTCAGAAAGATTTGCTTCAGCAAAGGCATTGAGGTCTGTCCATCTATCTTCACCTCCCATAATCTCAATGGTTTTATCCCATGCTTGTTTCTCTGCTTCAGCCTTAGCACTCTGTTGGTTCTTATACTCTGATAGCATAACTTCATTGCTTGCTTTAAGGCCAGAGAGATAAGTATCAACCTGCCACTTACCAAAGGCATCATAAAGTTTATTTAAAGATTCATCAGAAAGAGAGAAGTTTTCAGAACTATAGAGTTCTTCAGATAAAGATTTAATATCAATTTCTTTTTCATTTGCCAGAGCTACCAGATCAGGAGGGATATTTACAGAGACATCATAATCTCCATATTTAACCTTATCAATAATAATAGCTTCAGGCGCAGTAGAAACGTCTTCAGGAGCTTTCGGAGTCTCAACAGATGTGTTAGTATTCGTTGGAGTCTCGGATTGCTGTACGGGCGTCTGAGGCGTTTCTACTGGTACTGTATTTTCTACAGGCTCTTGTCCTGCTATTTGTTCAATTCCTTCTGTCATGCTATACCTCCTATCTTGTCACCAAGCTGATTTACCATATTAGGAGCAGCATTTACCCCTGCTTCCATCATAGCTTGATTCTGTTGCTGTTGTTGCATTTGTTGTTGATATGCTTCCCATTCTTTCTCATTCATAAGGAAGTCTTGTTTTAGAGATAGTTTCGATGCAATGATCTTGATGAACTCTCCCCATTTGATTCTTTGTTGTACTGGTACAGGCCATGCTTGTGTTTGTTGAAGTATTTCTGTAAACTGAGTAATCTTATCAAGATCACCTGTCTTAGCAAATGCTTCAAGTCCTGTAATAATATCAGGCGTCACTAACTCTTCAGCAAGAGTAAAGCCTATACGTTGCAAGTATAAGTATGCTAATGGTGTTTGAAATGTTTGAGACAACAAAGAATAAATACCACCAAGAGATGTTTCAAGTTCTTGAGCGTCAAGTCTTAACTCTACAGTTGTGACCCTTTCTGCATCTCTTCTTATAGCGCTATTTATCAAGAATGCTTGACCTATCCTTCTCTTATATTCATTAAGTACTTCAGATACAGGAGTAAAGTCAGCATACTTTTCAAGCTGTAAAACACCAACATCATTAATATCTCCAAAGACCCATTCACCTGTAGGTGCAGATGCAATCTCATCAATATCTGTAACAGATCCAGGTTTCAACAGGTACTTAACATCTGACATAAGTACAGCACCTTTAGCAATAGCTTCAGATAAAAATTCAATTACATAGAAGTCACCAGAGTTATCTTCTACATGTCCTCTTCCATAACTTTCTCCACTTGTAGAGTTCCATCTAAGTGGAATCCAAGGGGACTTTTTCTTTTCCACTTGTTGATATGGTTTGATTAAGATGTCACCAGCAGCCTGAGCTACTCCATATGTTTCTTTATCAATGCTATAGACCCAAGTATAGAGATCAATGATTTCATCTTTCTTAGGTTCTTCTGCTTTGATTGATCTGATAATATCTTGTGTTTCTTTACTCATCGTATTAAAAGATTTACGATAAAGAATGATTAACTCTAATACATTACCATTAATATCTCTTGATATTACATATTTATCAAGTTTAATATTCTGTAAAAAGCCATTAGAAGGTAAGTAAAGAAGAGAGTTACCAGAAATAATAAGGTTAGTAAGAGCTTCAACATAAGCTACTCTTGATGCTATTTTTATCTGTAAAGAAGTAGCTCTGTCTTCAGCTTCAACAAGTAACTGTTGAAGATCAGCAGGGTTGTATCCTTCTTGTTCTAATTCATATTTGATTTCAGGTTCAAAATCAAGTTTAAAGAAAGATCGTCCAATAGGAAACAAAGTAGTACTTAGCTTATTTGCAAGATGTTTAACAGCTTGAGCACCAATACTTTGATATCCATGTTGGTTTGCTGCATCGCCTCTATTCATATTATCTGATTCAGGTAAAACATAAGGTAAAGTTAAACGGCTATACTCTTGACCTCTATTGAGATAGCCGTTCCTGTCTGATAGCAATTCATGATACCTTGAAGGGATATTAACTATCTGCCCTTTACCTCCTTGCTTTATCTGAGTAAGCAAGGTATCAGCCATTTATCCTCCTATACGCTGAGGCCAGATTTGGCACTACCAGTAGGTTTAATCAAAGATCGCTTACCTGCGATTTTCATACCAGAACTCTGAGACATATCTTCAGTACCAAGTTCAATCTCTTCCGGTTCCACTTCCACTTTTCTTTCAGGTCTTTCAGCAGGTTCTTCTGCTGACACGTCCGGGCTTCCCATATTATTCCTCCTCCTTTATGTGTTTATAAAAGTTCCTACCACCATGACTATAGCCTTGTTTTACATATAACTGAGTAGCTGCATAGTCATCATAAATACCTGAGTTCGCACCTGTATGAAAATTTCTTACTCCACGAGAAACAGCCCATTCCTCAAAAGCAATAATCAGTTTCTTTGCTATTGATCTTCCTCTATACTCAGAGAGAACATATAAGAATAAATCCTTAGCCATAGGCTCTTCTGTCCAAATCTGTCCTACAATACCAACCCACATAAAACCTACTGGTCTATTATTAATAACAGCTACAAAGATTTCTTGAGAAGGGTCTTGAATAGCAAGAAGAGCATACTTAGCTACTCTATCTTTATTAAGAGGCATACCATTATATCTTTTTACTTCTTTGAAATACTTATCTCCTACAGTTAACAGAGTGATAACATCAGTATTAGTTGCTTTTCTTATTAAACATTCTTGTTTGTTCATATTTGATTTTATTCCTTATCTCTGTAAGTACATTATTTCTTATGAAGTCAGCCAATGGTGCATCATGTTTAAGATCAGCAGGTTTGGTGATAGCCATAAGAAAATCAAAGGCAGTAGGAGTAAAGTATATCTCAGGTTGTTTAGTTCCAGATATACTCTTCAATTTCATCACCTCCCTCTTCTCTGGTTGCTTCTGCATATTCTTTCAGTTTGTTAATAGCGATACCAAGTTCTACAGCTCTCGCTATATCTTTATCAGATGGTCTTATTCCATTCCGATAGCTCATCATCAATTTATCTACAAGCTCTATTGCTTCAAGTTCATTCATATTATCCTCCTTTTAATACCACAAATACCTCCTTACACGTCAGGTTTATCTTTATCAAATCTCTGCTCTCCAACTTTCGGAAGTCTGAGCTTACCTCTACTTGATTCTTGCAGAGCATATACTTTATACACCTTATCAATGCAAGTAGGATTATCAAACATCTCCTTTGCATCTTCATGAGTCCAGCCTTTACCCAACATTGCTTTCAGAGTTTCTTTATTTTTCCATCTAAAGAAAAGGTTAGCAACTAAACCTTTATATTTTCCTTTACCTTCTTCATACCCGATGCAAAGAAGATCATATGAAACACCTTTTACAATCTTCATAGAGCGATAGCCTTTGTGTCCAGATACCCAATAGCAATCAGGTCTTTTAAATACTGCTCCTTCTTCTCCTTTATCAATCATCTCCTGAGCAAAGGCTCTTACTTCCTTTTCGTTATTAAGTTCAAATCCTTTCAAGATATAATCTGCATCGATGCAAGAATATAAATCATTAAGTCTTGCTGAATAATCTAAGTTAAAACCACCTTTAATAAAATAGTTAATAAGAACATAGTCATGATAGTAAAGCTCCATATAAGGTAGCAATGACTTCTTATCATTAGATAGTTTTGCTTTTCTATTTGGATTTACAATACCAGAAAGAACTTCAAGAGAACACTTATTGTTACAAAGTTCTGCTATGTATACAGCAGCAGGTCTATCTTCTTTTCTTACTTTATCTTCTAAGTGTTTTACATTTGTATATCTTTTACCAGTTCTACTAAAGATACCTACATCTTTATTTTCTTTGGTAACAACAAATGCGAATACTCCATCTTTCTTTACTTGACCTATTAAAGGATATTCTTTCTTACTATTAGGTGTTTCATCAAAATGTTTTACTTGCATGCCTACCTTACTGTTTTTTCTAAGATAAGGTTCAACACCAAGAAATCCAAATATAGTCATATCAAATCCTTTCATTGTATTCAATTTCTGCTAACAATTTAAGATAATGTATAGCTTTATTTATATCTTCTAATCCATTCTTTGAAGAATGACGGGAAACATATTTAATGACATTACCTTCACACCAGTTTAATTTATTCTTCTGGTTATATATAGCGGGTTGAATAGTCATACTCTTATAATGAGAACCACCTACTTGATCTTTAAGAGGATTGCTTATCTTATCACCATGAAGAAAAGTAAAATCTTTAGTATCTTCCATATATTCTCCTTATTGTTAATAGAGCCAGATCGCTCTGGCCCTTTTAAATTAAAGGCCGCAAATACCACCACTACATTTCTCTTCAGTCTCATCATATACAAAGCCTTTATTAGCTTTTGCTATATCATAAGGAACAGCAGTAAGAGGTTGTCCACCTCTGGAACCATCAGGATATACTGTAAGTCCTCTAAGGTCTTTCATATATTTCATAACAATCTTACTAAAATCTTCTGGAGTAAATTTCTGTTCTTCAAAAGAAGGGAGATTAATAGTAGAAGAGATACCCATATCAACATATTTCTGTACTTCAGCTTGAAATTTAATTCTTCTTTCAGGGTCAAAAGCAAGAGATGCAGAAGTTTCAATACTCTCAGGGTCAAGATTGTAATCATTAATTAATCTCTCTGCTGTGGCATCTACAACATACTCATAGTTCCATTGACTTGAACCTTTAAGATATCGTCTCTTATAAGCTACAGCAAATAAAGGTTCAATACCTGTTGTGGTGGAAGCAATGATACCAATAGTACCTGTAGGAGCAATCGATCTATACCTCTTAGGCATCTTAATTCCAAGCCTATCAGATATTTCATTAGCTCCATTCTCTCCTGATTGTTTCCATGTATTCAACCAGTAATCAAGCTCAGAATTCATACCATACTCATAACCTTTCTTAAGCATCCATTCATGGAGACCCATTAAGCCCATACCAATCTTTCTATTTCTTTGTCTCACATGTGAGACTTTATCATAAGGCAAGTCAGCACGAATACCACCACATACTAAGAACATAGATGCAAGACGAGAAACAGTTGCTGCTTCTCTAACAGATTCAATAGCTCCAAAGTTTACACTTCCAAGGTTACAAACATCTGAATCATCTTCAGAAATAAATTCAGCACCAATACGTTAATTAATATATCGTTAAATATATTCCCTTATCGCTAAGGGTATCGGACTATATCATCACCCACAAACGTGGGGCTAAACGTACAGGATTCTTATGGTAGTTTATACATAAACGAGTCAACTATAAAAGGTTTAATAAGTGATATAAGTTTTGGATACTCTTTAACTGGAAGGTATAGTTTATACTTGTCCTTGCGCCTATGTATCCTAAAATTTAAATTACAGTTATCCCATAGAGCTTTTTGCATTAACAGGTGATCCCCATAGGAGAATGCTTCTGTACACAAATTCAATACATGTGATTTGTTGGCCTCCCTATAAGTGTGGGTTCCATCAAACATGTACCACAGAGCTAAAAATTCTCCATCTATTAATGTCATTGCATGTGGGTCTACAACCTTTTTACCTTCTATATAAAATCTCTTTCTTAGCTTTGTATAGAAAGGGTGTCTCATAGTTCTAAGACACAGTTGATCTTTGTGTGTATCTTTCTCATAAACTCGTTTAGATATAGTGACAGAAGTTAAGACTCTTAAATAAGATTCAACCTTATCAATGAGGTCTTTATGGTCAATTGTTTGTACAAGCTGTAAATTAGAATTACCATTACCTTTACATGACTTTAAGTATCCATCACTTATTACGATTGCCGATACAACTTTAGTTAGTTGCTTTTTATCGTATACCATATTCATCTCCTTTAGTCTCTACAATACTTTATCACAAAGTATCACGGGATTGCCTTATAAGGTTTCCCCGTTTTTAGTTTAGTTATTCAATGACAGTTACCTGTCAAGGGCGCATACTTGTTTACGCATTCCTGAGTGTTTCTTTACTCTGTAATCCGAAGTTAAAAGAAAATCCAGGCTCTGCTGTCTTTAATGCTTGTCTTATATGATTCATCCATAGTGCTCTTGCATCTTCACCTTTTTCTGTAGGCAAAGAGATGAGTTTCAAGAAATCATCATCATAGTTTACTGAAATGTTTGTCATATCAAGAGGTGCAGGGAAATTGAAATCATTAGCTTTGATCTCTTTAACCTTGTCAGACCAGTTC